TGAGGAATACCATAATGACTACCATTCTGAGCCTTTGGATTCCATCTTGATTCCTTAAAATTCAATTCGTCTAAACAATAAAATTGATCTAAGTCATTAAGCTGCATGAAAGCCCATTGTCTGTAATGATTAGTTCTATCTAATGAAGCAACGGAATAATCTTTTAATACGCCTATGTTTAAGGCTATGAACAGAGGTATCACCAAACCAAACCTTGCGATCTTTCTGCTTCGCAGATCGCCCTTTCGCTCTGAAAGCGAATTTGCGTTTAAGGGTAGCATACGCCTCCAAATCCATCAGCATAACCGCAGGTCAGACGGCAAGTCATGATGCCCATTGTAAAGCCATCGCTTTTGCAATTCCCGGAAAGGTCTTAGATCTTGCTATTGATCCTCCTGCAAATTTCTTATTCTTGTAATGCGCTCGATTCAATCGACCACCTCCACCATTGATAAAAGGTTGATATTCACTCAGAACATTTGTAGGCACAAGATTTGGCAAGTTCTTGAGCCACAGACAGGTTTTCTTAGAATATGGATCACCAAACTGATAAGGATGGATCAATTGACTTCTTACTGGTAATCCTATGATCCTCATTGGTAAAGGATTTTCAATGGCAATATGTTTTGCTGGAGCGTTGTAGATAGCCATAAATAAGGCTTTAGCGTTCATTGCCTTTTGAAAGCGTTCGGGATCAATCTGACCTTTTTTCGGATACATTCTAACAGCTCCACCATTGGTCATGTAAGTGCATGGCGGAAAGCCAATTATCATATCCCAACCATCATTTAAGTGATTTATTACATCACCCTGAATATGCCATTCGGGATTCTTTCCGGATGTCGGTAATACATCACAAGAATAAGCCTCATGACCCAATGCCCTAAACTCTCGAGCAACCGCTTGGCTCTCCTCACAGGCTAACAAAACCCTCATATGGACATCCATCCTATGTATTGTGCATCTGGATTATCTAAAAGCCATTGCTCACGCAGCTTGTTTTGATAAACCCAATTAATGTTGTGTGTTATTTCGTCATGATTAGCGCACATGTATGGCACTCCTGATCTACGAACATCCAAGACCCGCATTTAGTGCATCGAATGACAGGCTCTTGAGTGTCAGTTGCTTCTGCTAGATTCTTTGTTCCAATGCAATTGCATCTAAGGCATTGATATACACGAAATCCATGAGCTGTGGAATAACCATCTAGCCAAATAAATTCGGTGTTGCTCGAGCAGCCATTGCACTTAAATTTAATCACCTTTACCAGCCCATCCCTTGCCCTTAAAGATTGCAGGAATTGCTGAATAGACACGCCTTAATTTAGCCCCACATACTTGACAACAAGGGATTTCGTGCTCCATTGGAAGATCCAATACAATACTCAATCCCTCGCCATCACATTCGTATTCGTAATTAGGCATGATACGGAATTCGATTGATTGCGTGGCAGTTATAGCATCGAAGCAGATCGCCCTCATGAAGTAATCTGTCATCGTTGCATAAGTCGCAATATGTTGTTGATGGTTCTACTTTAACTCCGTCATCTGTAAAAGTTGCAGTTAGACCAGAACCATCGATAATTTGTAATTCGCCCATTTATTCACCTCCTTCAAAATACCATTTTCCGTTAACTGTAAGTTTTGCCCATTTGGGCGCACACTCTTTCGCTTTGCAAACATATCCATAGTAAGGCTTGCCTCCTTTAGAGATTCCCTCTTTAAGAATATGACCATGCTGACATGCAGGTGGCTCATTTGGTATTGATGCACCAATCTCGGCAACAACATCACCAACAGACCAAGCAACCGGATCTTTAGGTTTATCAGCTTCAAAACTATCTCTTAGGATTGTTTCAATTTGTGCTGATTTAGATCCTGCCTTGCCATACATGTTTTGTCGGCTCTCCAATTTGTCTTTGAATGATGGATTGGATTCAACCTTTTTCATGTCATCCTTAGTTGCAGTCTTGTCAGATCCTTTAAGTAGAATAATTGCTCTACCTAATGAACTTGTAGCTGTATCCTCAACATAAAATTTCTTCATATTTTGGATATAGGTATCTCTTGCGCCAAAGGCTATGTTAGAAACACATGGCTGCTGATCTTTGCTATCTCGCCAAAGAGTTGCTTGCACCAAGATATAACCTTTTTCAGCATCATGACTAATAACTGAAATGTCGGATCTACCAGAAGGGAAATTTGATATGAACCATTTGTTCAAGGTAGCCACATCCTCATAATCCTCAAGATTAAATGCCATCAGCTACTCCAAACTCTTGGTCATAATGGTCGTGCAATTCTTTGTAGATGACTGCATAACCAATAATGTCTTTAACACTATCTTGGTGATTTGCAGTTTCGGCAAGTCTGCTGACCTTAACAAGCAACTGCATGATGCTGACCTGCATTGGCGATATGTAATCTCCATAGTAAGCAGACCACAATTCTGAAATTCGCTCGTGATTGCTTTGACTGCTTCCGTAAACTGATCCTCTAGTTGAGAGAATTGTTGCGATCTCATCCAAAAACTCAGTTCTGCTTGTCATAATCAAAAACCTCATCTGACTGTGTTTTGATGTTGGTCATTCGGCGATGCATATTCCAGCCATCAGCCCGACCCTTCCAATAACCATTCTGGAATGCGGTATCTCGGATTTCATAAATAATCCATGCAGCAAATGTCAAACCGACAATTGCCCACATGATTACAAAACCCATATCTCTTGCTTCTAGCCATGCGTTCATGTTGCTCCCTTACATATCCACAGCTTTTGTGGATGCATAAAGTATGACCTAGATCAAGGACAGGCGGTTAATTACTTTCGGCGTGTTTTATAACGATTAGATAACGCCAATATCTTCAACATCATCGATATGGTCATCAATCGTGCGGTCGATATAGTCTGTTTCACGCCCCATAAGACTTTCCGAGAGCTGTAAAACTGCCATCTTTGTTTATTGGGATCATCTGCACATTCATATTCTTGCCATCCCAGTCCATAATGACTATGCCCATTTGCCAGTTAGCCAAACCTTTTGTATAAGAGGCTTTTGCTCTGTTCATAAGGTTGCCTGTTTCAACCCCATAAAGGGGTCTATAAGCCCCATAGAGCCCCTCTGAGTAGGCTGACATACCTAGTCTATGGGTATGACCACAAACCACGCTCTTACCAGCCTTCTTGGCTAGATTAAGCGCAGTCTGTCCAGCGTTGGGATTCATGTTTCCTTCATCGCCATGAGCCAAGATCCAGCCTTTTTCAAATTCAAAGAATGTCTTATGGAATGTAATGCCCATAGATTCAAAATCCATAAACTTGGCATACTGCAATTCGGGAAGTGAAATCATTCCCGGAACTTTTAGTAAAGTGTTATATAGGCGATCAGTATGATTACTACGGATAATATGAGCCTCTCGGCTGTGCTCTGTGAGAGCCCAAAGAATCTCTTGAGTAGCTGTGCGGTCATCATCCAAAGTTTGTTGATAAGCCAAAGGTGTTTTCTCAGCCCATCGGCTAATGGTTTGAAAGTCAATCTCATCGCCAACGCATAGAACGCTGTCAAATCTTTCACGCTTAGCCAATTTGATAACATTCTTGACGGCTGTTTCATGGTGGTAAGGAATTTGCAAATCACTTATTACTAAGTATCGCTTAATCGTCATCCTCATCGTCAGTTGGATCTATGGAAGGAATAATCCCTCCATCGCCTACGATCCAATCAGGGAAAGTCTTATGCTCGGTCATCAGCCAAAATGCGTGCTCAGGTGTGAATCCTGCTTTACGAGCTGCTTTATAACATTCATGCAATGCGGTGTAATGCTGATCGATCTTTGTTAATGGTTCAGGAGATTGGCGAACGACACGACGATTGATCTTTTTGCGTTTGATAGGTTTTCGAGTGTTCGCCATAAATAAAATTATCGCTTAGATATTAAAACAAACAGATCATCGACACGCTGTTCTAATCTTGTAATTTGATCTTTGATCGAACTTCCAGAATTGGGCTTTAATTCTTGTAAGTAGGATTTAATAACCCAGCGCAGACCCAGCAACAAACTTGTTGATATGGCGCATACGCCAACGGCGATACCAACCCATTCGTTTGCTGTCATTTCGCATTGATTCCATAATCAGCTTCTTTGCCGGACTTTGGGTCTAATGCTTTTGCAATAGGTGCAACTAACGCACCAGCCAAGATTGCAAACTCTGGTCTGATGTCAGCCACAATTGCCAATACAACAGTTATACCGGAAGCAGCCACAGCTCTTAAATAAGACTTAATTGCAGCCTTGTGTTTGTTTGATAGTTTCATGCATTGCCTCCTAGTAGTGGGATGTTAAAGAACTCTCCTGATTGTTTTGGATGAAATGAAATATGAATATGCTTGGTGTGAGGGTTGATGCCTTTGTATCTACGCCAACGCCAATTCAATAGTTTGCTGGCAATATGATGATTGTGAATTACATATTTGATCCGCTTATCTGTTTTGCCAGCAATTCGGATTTGATCGGCAAGGTAAGCAGATATGCCTTCGGCTTGACCTAAATCAGCTGTAATGTCAATGGCACAAACTTCACCCGAAGGCAAAGCGTTGTGATCCGAAACTTTAGATCTCATTTGATGTTGTGCTGAAGCGATCCAACCATCCGATTTTCTAGATCTATCGGGAAAGCAATCATCAATTTGCTCCCGTAATTGAACAGCTGCTTTAGATAAGTAAGGCTTCATTACAAGCCTAGAGCCGACAAATCCTCAACAGTTAAACCAAGTGCTGCAAGTTTAGCCTGAGCTGATAATTTGGCAGCAACTTGTGCTGCATCTTGCTCAGCCTTCCAAACATCATATTGAGCAAAACCTGCTTCAAATTGTTTTTTGGTAATTGGCTCACAACCAATAAATTGAATTCCTTTATATTCATCACCTGAAATATACCAACCGCCATTAGGTAATAACATACTTAGAACTTCGCCACCAGTTGCCATAATTATGCTCCAATTTCCATTAAAATTATTGTGCTCATTTGATTACTTGATTGAACTGCTACCGCAGCATTATTGCCATCATTTGCAAATTGAGTTTTGTAAGTGGTTGCAGATGTTGTGCTTGGAGAATCTAAATAACTAAAAGATTGAAGCCCTCTATTAATCAAAGCGCTGTTTGTGTATAACAAATATTGATTAATAAAAACCTCAGTAGCACCTCTCATTAATCTCAAAGCAATAGTATTACCAGCATTGCCTGCAGTTTTTTCACAATGCTGAGTAACTATAACTAATACTTTGCTTGTTGCTGCACTTGGTGTAATTGAAGCGGATAAGTTTGTGTCAGCCATAGTTGTTGTTGAGTTTGAGGCGTTTGTTGTAGTTGTTCCTTGCACAACCTGTAATACTTTTCCACCGCCGGCAGCAGGAGTTGCCCATTTAAGACCAGTTGCTTCTGCACTATCGGCAGTCAATACTGTTCCATTTGCACCTACTGCTAATCTTGAAAATGTATCTGCGCCAGTTCCGCCAATTAAATCACCCTTAGCATCAATTGCTGTTGCCATTGAATTTGTAATTGTTACTGATCCAGATGTTCCTCCACCACTAATTCCAGTTCCAGCAGCAACTTCAGTTATATCACCAACATCATTTGCAACCCATGCTGGCACTCCTGCAACAACGGATAAGATTTGTCCAGTCGTTCCAATTGCAAGTCTTGTGTTTGTATTTGCTGTTGCTGAACGATATTCAATATCGCCAAGAGTTGTTGATGGATTTAAGGCTTTTGTTGTTGTATCAATAGATGAACCAAGCGTGCGAATAGCAGCTGCGCCATCCTTAACCAGATCCGTGTCGTCCGGTGTTTCCCAATTATAGTTCGTAGTGTTTGCCATATTAGGCTACTGCTCCAATCGCATTTTCCCATGTTAGTATAGCGGATAAAGTGTTCCATGCCTCTGAGGCTGATACTTGTTCCCATTCAAGTGCTACTTGAGAAAACTCAATCGGGCTCAAATTTATAGTTAAGAATAATTCGTTGAATCTAGTGCTCCAACGCCAGCCTTCAACATAACCCTCAAATTGTTCGGTTGGGGCTATTTGAACAGGCAAGTCTGTTATTCGCATTGGCTGACCTACAAAGATTTGAAGCAAGGCATCTCTGTCAGCATCATCAATGGCTGAGTTAGTCAGCGGAAATGTAATACTGTCAAATAAGGCTCTTGGATAGGATCTGAGGCTAATAAAGCGATCAGCCACAGCTTGTGCATCAGTCGCATCATGCAAGACTGTATTTAAAGTTTCACCTCGATAACCAAAGGTTGCAATGCTAGTTAAGTCAATTGCGGTTTTTTGTGATCCATAGTTGTTGCCGTAATTGAGGATAATCTCATTGCGAACATCTGCGCCTCTAGTCAAAACCTTTAATCCTGCACCAATAGCGGTATTGGCTGAAATCTCTGTGTATCCATTATTGGCAAGATAATTCTGTCTGTGAGTTGTGTCAGCGTAGGAGATCCGACCCTCATTGTCCTCATACAAAACACCAAGTGCGCTATTAGCAATAAGGCTTGCAATGTTGTAAGTCGTGTCAGGATCAGCGGTTCGATTTTCAAGTTCATAAACTCCTGGTCGATCAATTTCACCAAGTCCTAAATTTTCAGCATTTGCCCAAGTAATTGTTGGATCATAGCCAGACCATGTTTCAGCTGCTGGCACTTCATTCCAATTGTTCAAAAATAAATCTGAAAGCAATTCATAGATTTGATCGCCGTCATCATCTTTAGCCAATGTTCCGTTGTAAATAACTTTTGGTAGTTTAGCCAATGAACCTAATGCAAGGATTGTGTAGGTAAAGGTTTCAGCAATACTGCTTGCCGTAGCAACCTCGGTTGTGATGTCTGTGATGTTGCCACCAAATAAAGTTCGATAAGTGTCTGTGCTGTCTTTAACTTGTAGGGTTATTCCGTCATTAACTTGCAAATTATAGTTTTCATTGTTTAAGGCAACTAATTCAATTTGCATATAAGATGGATTGGGTTGGGAGTAAATATCCTCACGACCAGCCTGATGGGCGATGTCAGATATTGCAACATTTGTGTATTCCACCGCATTGATTGTCAGTTTCCAATCGGGAGTAAATACAGTCATTATCCGCCCTTGATGCCGTTGTTATACAGCTGTGGAACTGATCTTGATGCACTGTTATTTAATACCTTCGCAACCGCTCTTGCAGCACCTTCAGAATCTACCGCTTGAACAGTGATATTATTAACAGTTGTTCCAGCCCTTGCAGCACCTGATGCTAATTGAGCAGCGGTAGCAGGTTGAGCGTTAGCCACAGCAGAAGCAGCTTGACCGAATGGAGTTCCAACGGAGGTTGATGAACCTATCGTGCTAATGTTTGGCAAAATAGGAATGGCATTGTATGCATTAATTAATCGATTAATTCCTGAGATAGCATTATCAACAGCTGTTTGAATTGCAGATATAACTTTGCCGATTATATCAACAATTCCACCGGCAATAACTCCAACAGTCTTTAATGCTGCGCCTAAGCCAACAACTAAAACTGGAATAATCACATTAGTTATAAATTGACCAAATGCGTCAAATGCTTCTTGATTATCTTTGATGGCTTGTTTAATTGGATCAAAGTATTTAGCAAACTCTTGTAATTTAGGCACTACTTTATTGACAATAAGATCAACAAATCTTTCAACAAATGGAAGTAATCGATAACCAATTTCTTCTTGCGCTTCAGAAAATGCTTGCTTTAATCGATCAATTCTGCCTTGAAATGTTTCAGCATTTGCAGCTGCTGCACCACCATATAGGTTGGTTAAGACTTTAGTAGTTTCTGTAAAATCCATTGCTTTAGCATCGGCTTGAGTTATACCAATGCCAAGTCTGACTAATCTTGTATCTTGTCCTTCATAGCCTTTTGATAATGCCTCGACAACTGTGCTAAGTTCTT